TGCACAGCGATCCCGAGTCGTTTGCTGACAAGGGTTACGCTACGAATGTCTATGTGTTCTCGGCGATCAGGCAGATTACAACCAAGTGCGCGGCCATCCCCTGGCGGATCTACAACATCACGAATGGGAAAGCGCTCGCCCGGTTCAAATCGCTCGACGGGAAATCAAGAGCCTCGGAAGAGGGACGCCGGCTGAAGGATGAGGCGCTCGAAGCGAACGATACGCATCCGCTCAACGACCTGTTCTACAAGCCGAACTATCTGCAGAACTGGAGTGAGTTCGTCGAGAGCGTGATTGCTTTCAAGCATATCATGGGCAACGCGTTCATCTGGGGCGGCCGGCTCGACACGGGCGATGAGAAGGGCAAGATCAAATCGATCTTCCCCATGTCGCCCTCAGTGGTGAAGGTGAAGGCCGGAGCCTACCCTGCTCCGATTGACGGCTATGAGTTCCACAACAAACCGGTTCCGAAGGAAGACGTGCTGCACCTCAGGTACTTCGATCCGCGGCTGACGGGCACACGCATCGGACTCTCACCGATCGAGGTGCTGCTCAAGCAAGTGACGATGACGAACTCCTTCACAGAGACGAATACAACGCTCGTGCAGAATCTTTTCCGGATCCCGGGCATCCTCAGCATCCTGGGCCTGAAGGCAACCGACAAGGACAAGCGACAACAGATTCGTGAACAGTTCATTGAGGACCAGGGAGGCGAGAACCGGGGCCTTCCAGTCATCGTCGGATCGGATATCAAATGGCAGGATATCGCCTACAACCCGAAGGACGTCGATTGGATCAATGGCTTTAAGATCTCGGCCCAGCAGATCGCCATGGGCTTCGAAATGCCCCCGGAGCTGCTCGGCGATTCGGAACATAAGACCTACAACAGTACGCCCGAGGCGATCCGGTATTTCTATTTCGGCAAGATTATCCCCGAGATGGCAGCGCTGAGGGATGGACTCAATCAGTGGCTCGTGCCGCAATGGGAGACGAAGCCCGATACAATCTGGATGGACTTCGACATCAACGGCATCGAGATCCTACAGGAAGAGCGGACGGCTGTGATGGACCGGGCTACGAAGGGTTTGAGTGGCGGACTCTACACGATCAATCAGGCGCTGAAGAAGATCGGAGAGCCTGAGATCGGGGACGAGGGTGAGGTCAGATTCCTTCCTCTGGGCGTTCAGGTGTTCGCCCCCGGGGATCTGCTCGCGGCAGGGCAAGGGGTAGATCCGGAAGCTCAGCTTGCCGCGGCGATTGACTATCTCAAGAAAGCGGGAGTGATGAGTTGATCTGGACGCCGATCGAAAATCGCTCCGAAGAGCAGAAGCGCCTTCTCTGGCTCGGCACACAGGCCGAGCGCCAGCGCTACATCTACTGGGCGAGGGTCAAGATCGGCAATGCGCTCCGGACACAGACAAAGCTTGCGGCTGATGCGATCGAGAAAACAGTTTACAGTGGCGAGCTGAGCGACAACGTCAGTCAAGCGATCGACAAATCAAAGCCCGTTATCACCGCGGTCTATCACCGGCTGTATATGATGATCGCTCCGGTCTTCGCCAGCAAGGTGCTCGCATCGATCAAGGCAACGCCGGCACAGGAGTCACAGTGGCACAGGCTCGTGAATGAATATCTCACATCGCCCGAGACAGACAGCAAGATCGTGGGAATCAACGACGTCACGAAACGGCGCATCATGTCGGTCATCGATGAGAACCAGGGCAAGAGCCTGATCGAGATTGCAAACGCGATCAGAACGAACGTGATGCTTGAGCAGCTCACCGTAGCTCGCTCAATGGTGATCGCTCACACTGAAACAGTCACAGCCTCCAACTGGGGATCGCTCATGGGAGCCAAGACCTCCGGCGCTAATGTCCGCAAACAGTGGATCTCGACCAGGGACAATGTAACGCGCGGACTCAAGCCGACAGACGAGTTCGATCACTTTCACATGGACTCGAAGGAAGCGGAGCTGGACGGTATGTTCGATGTGCCGATGCGCCCCTCCGGAGTCGAGCAGCTCCAGTTCCCCGGCGATCCAACGGGGAGCGCAGGGAACATCATCAATTGTCTTTTGCCTGGGGCGGTGATGGAAGGCGATTTCAATGCGGCATTAAAATCCGTCTACTCGGGACCGGCTGTTGAGATCATAACACGCGGCGGTCGTCGGCTTTCCGTTACTCTCAATCACCCCATAATGACCGCGAGAGGTCTTGTCCCGTCGGGCGAGCTTTCTGAAGGCGATGAACTTGTCTGCAAGCAAAGACAGGTTGGGATGGACTCCTTTATTGGGCCAGGGCGTGAAAACAATCAGAACACTCCAGCCGCGGTGGAGGAGATATTCAAGTCGTTCTCTCTTGCGCACTCCATTCGTGTCGTAATGGTTCGAGCTTTCGATCTCCACGGCGATGCGATCTTTGGGGATGGCGATGTCGAGGTTGTAGTTCCGGACGGGGAACTGCTGTTCAATTTTAATCCCGAGCGTTCTCAAGACAGCGGCGAGTTCGCTTTCCAGTTTGCCGATGCGTCGGAGCCGTTCATACATGGTTTTCGCTCTCCTGATTCGACGCTCCATCGGGTCCTTGCGGCCGCGTCGAGCATTCCAAGCAGCCGAGCATTGTCGAGTGACAGCAGATCGATTTCGCCGAAGGCGCGACCATTTAAGAGCTTCCGACTGGGATTGAGTCCTGAGGACGACGCCGCTCTTGACGAACTGTCGCATCAACGTGATACGCACGACGCCGCTCTTCTTCGAGAGTTCGTTCATCGACATTCCGGCGCGATAGAGTTTGATGAGGTCGTCGAGGTTCGGTATTTCAAGTATTCTGGGCATGTCTACGATCTCCAATCAGTGTATGGTTTGAATATAGCTAACGGCATCGTCATTAGCAACTGCCGGTGCACAATAGGCTATCTGAGGAAGGGGTAAGCAATGAAGAATCAATCTCGTTTTGAACAGCTGGGTGATCTCTACCGGCGCAAGGGCATGGCGACGCATCAGCACTGCGAGTTCAAGTCCATGGTCAAAGACGTCGACACAAAGAACGGGATCATCACCGGCTATTTCTCCGCCTTTGACAACGTCGACTCCGACAATGAGATCGTTGTGCCGGGAGCATTCAGGCGCACGATCAGGGAGCGGGGCCCGCAAGGATCCAACCGCGTGGCCTTTCTCCGGCAGCATCGTCCGGAGCTTCTCCTTGGCCGGCCCTCCGTGCTGAAGGAAGACAAGTTCGGACTGTATTTCGAATCGACGATCAGCCAGACGAGCTACGGCAAGGACACTATGATCCTCTACCAGGATCAGGTGATCAATGAACACAGTATCGGCTACGACGTTGTAAAGCAGGAACGAACCCAGGACAAGCCGACGCGGCTCTTGGAGCTCAGGCTCTGGGACGGTTCGGCTGTCACCTGGGGAGCGAACGAACAGACGCCGTTCCTTGGATTCAAGAGTATAGCAGATTGGACAAAAGCATTTGATCAGATCGACTCCATCAACCGGGCACTCACCGACGTGGTAACGGATGACACGGGGATGGAACTGGAGATCTGGATCAGACAGTTTCAGCAAGGCATGATCGATTTCGTAAAGTGCCTCGACCCCGAAGACTCGCGCAAACGCGCACTCGAAGAGGCGGCAAAGGCATCGCGGTTAGAGATCGCATCAGCGCTTCGCAAGCAACTAAGCGATATGGAGTCATACACCAAACAGAAAGGGGTATCGTCATGAAGTACATCTTGCTGCTCATCATGCTGTGCGCGTTTGTTCCAATGACGGGCGCAGCGTTTCACGAGTATCAGCTTCCGAAGACGATGAAGCTGTTCTGGATTCACACCACGCTCACCTCGAAGTTCCACTTCGTCTGGTCTCTCATCAAGACCTGGGTGCGGAGGGTCCCTGTGCCGTTTGCAATGGAGGTCATTGACGAAACAGAGATCAAGACACTGCTGGAAAAACAGAAGAAAGCATGGTCGGATATCTCTATCAAGTTGACTGAGATCGAAGAGGCACAGAAGAAGGGTCTCACGACTGCCGATCTGAAAAAGGAAATCGAAGATCGTCTGAAGGACTTCGGCAAACTCGCAGACGAAGCACGTGAAGCCCAGAAGAAAGAATTCGCAAAACGAGTCGACGAGCTCGAGATCAAGATCAAAGCGGGTCAGCTTATGGGTGTCGGACCTGTCGAGACGGCGGGAAGCATTATCGCCAAGCACGAGTCGATCGTCGCTCTGCAGGGTAAGAACGTCCCAACCGGCGTGCGCCTCAGCTTTTCGCTAAAGTCGTTCGGCCGCAAAGACGTGCTCGGCACTGCCGGGAGCGCTGGCGACCTGGTTGTTCCGTTCCGCGTTCCGGGCATCGTCCAGCCCGTTCCCAATCAACAGCTTCGCATTCGTGATCTGCTCGGAGTGACGCCGATCTCGACGCCTCTCCTTCAGTATGTCCGGTCGACGTTCTTCGGCTCCGAGTCTGGCTCGTCCGGTCAACTGACCGGCAATGCCGGCGTTGTCGCTGAGGGCGCCGAAAAGCCGAAAGCGGATCTCCGGTTCGAAGAGGCGCAGGCAGTCGCTGCCACGATTGCGACCTGGTTGCCAGCCTCGAAGCAGATCCTTGCCGATGCACCGCTGCTCAAGAACTTCATCGACACACAGCTGCTGTATTCGGTGCTGCTTGAGGAAGAGCTGCAGATCCTCTACGGCTCAGGTGTTGCTCCGAACCTTGAGGGTATCACGCTCCTTGCCGGTGTCTTTACGCCGATTGCCGGCGAGACCCGTATCGACGGACTGCGCCGGATGATCGGCCAGGTAATGCAGGCCCGGTTCCCGGCGACGGGGTTTGTCGTCAACGGAATGGATTGGATGGAGGTCGAGCTTGAGAAAGATGGCAATAAGCGCTATCTGATCGGCGACCCGAACGCAGTGCTGGGAAGCCGCATCTGGGGGCTGCCCGTTGTGCAGTCTGAGTCCATGCTCCAGGGCAACGCCCTCTGCGGTGCCTACGGCCTGGGTGCGACACTGTATGATCGGGAAGAGGCGAACGTCGCAGTCTCGGAATCGCACGACAAGTTCTTCATCCAGAACATGGTCGCGATCCGGGCGGAAGAGCGCATCATGCTTCCGATCTTCCGGCCGCTGGCATTTGTCTACGGCGGGCTGCAGGCTTCAAGCTAAACTGTAAAGGGGAACGGATAGGTCATTCGTTGGGGGCGGCTGACAGGCGGTCGCCCCCAATCCCCTTAGAAGACAAGGAGGCTGAATGTTCAAGCGCGGTATTATCATCTCGATTCAACCAACCCCCGGGTCAGCCTTCGACTCAATCCCCAGCGTCTGCGACTTCGCGGTCATGGCCGAAGATGCAGGGGCCGTGGCAGTCAAGGTCGAGGGTATCGGCCGCATCGAAGCCGTGAAGACCCGCATCGCGATCCCGGTTATCGGCATCATCAAGGAAGGCGGCGGGAAAGCAGTTCGTCATCTCATCACACCAAAGAAAAGCCTGAGCGATCTGATCTTCTCTGTCGGGGCCGACTACGTGGCAACCGAGTCGCTCGCTGCGATCGGAGACTATCACGGCCACGGCAGGTCCAGTCTGATCTACGAGGCGGATTCTCTTGAGACTTCGAAGGTTGCGCAGGATCTCGGTGTCGCTGCGATAGCGACAACGCTCTACGGGTACACAGAACAAACTCAGGGACGCCTCTCAGAGGATCCCGACTTCAAGGCGCTCAAAGAGCTCTCCGAGACGCTGTCATCCCCGATCATTGCAGAGGGGCGCTATAGGACAGCATCCGATCTTCGGGAAGCGATACGGTTGGGCGCACACTCAATTTGCATTGGGACCGCGGTTACTCGTCCGGATGTTGTGATCAAGCAATTCGTGAAAGGATTTGAGGATGCCGCCATTGATTGATATCACGGCTCAGAGATTCGGAAGACTCTCAGTATTGGAGCGATCGGGGACGACCCGCGGGGGACAGATTCTATGGCTATGTCGATGCGACTGCGGGAAGCAAGTTATCGTCCAAGGCGGAGATCTGAGAAAAGGAGCGACTAGATCTTGTGGATGCTTAAGGAGTGAGTCGACAATCAAGAATAGTTTGATCCACGGAAACGCCACGCGGGGGAAGATGTCCCCTGAGTATCGTTCATGGCGTGGGATGAAGCAACGGTGCACGGATCCCAAGGCGCACAACTACAAATACTATGGTGCCCGCGGTATTACAGTTTGTGCTCGCTGGCTGAATAGCTTCGAGCACTTTCTTGCCGACATGGGCAGGAAGCCAGGCTCAGATTACTCTATCGATCGCAGGAACAATGATGGAAATTACGAGCCTGCAAATTGCCATTGGGCAACTCAGTCTGAGCAAGTCAGGAACCAACGATGAAGAGACCTTACGTGATTGCCGAGGTAGGGGCTAACCATCAGGGCGACCTGGAGACGGCGAAGAGGATGATCCGGATCGCTTCGGACTTCTGCGGGGTCAATGCTGTGAAGTTCCAGAAACGGGACATCGAGCAATATCTTCAGAAGCCAAAAGAATACTATGAGCACAGAGCATCTCTCGAGTTCACGATCGAGCAGCACGCCGAGCTGCAGGACCTCTGTGCATCACTCGGGGTCGACTACGGCTGCAGCGTGTTCGATCTCAAGAGTGTGAATGAGATTCTATCACTCAGTCCGTCATACATCAAGTTCGGGAGCGCGGTCAATCAGCGGGAAGATATGTGGAGAGCGCTCTGTGGAAAGATCAACGTTCCGTTGCATGTCTCGCTGGGAATGCTGACCCGGGCAGAGCGTGCAATGGCAGTAGTTGAGTTTGAGATGCGGTTCGGAAGCGAGACGGTGTTCTATCACACAACGACAGGCTATCCGATCAAATCAGATCAGGCTTGCCTACTCGAGCTGCAGCAGTTGCGGACGATGACGGACTGCCCGATCGGTTATTCAGGACATCACCAAGGCGTTGCACTCGACCTGGTTGCCTTCGCTCTCGGGGCCCAGTATATCGAGCGGCACTTCACCCTGGACCGGACGCAGAAGGGGACGGATCATGCCGCAAGTCTTGAACCGGATGGAATGCGAAAAATTGTGAAGTATCTCGCCGACGCAGCCGAGGCGATGGAATACAAACCCGAGTCCGGACTTGTAGACTGTGAGATCGCAAATCGAAAGAAGTTCAAACCATAAGGAGCAACCCATGCCACGCGCAAAGTTTACTTGTCTTGAAGTTGCAAAACGGAAGAACTGGGATCCAGCTCATCCGTTCGTTTCGGCTGCAAAGTTTACGGCCGTCACAAGTGGTAGCGAGGAGAACAAATCGTTCTTCGCATCCACCCCGAGTGGAACCATCGAACTCGCGACGGTTGCTCCCGACGTCTTCGAGCCGGGCAAGGATTACTACGTAGACTTCACAGAAGCCCAGTGAAGATCGTCGCCCTCATACCCATGCGCGCGGGATCGAAGCGGATCCCAGGCAAGCACGTCACACAGATCGGTGGATTCTCGCCGGCACTGCGAGTCTTGAACGCTGCGCTCGGGACGATGGAGATTGAGACCGTCTATGTCGCAACGAACGACCCGGATGTGAAGACGGCTCTCGAGGGAAAAGAGAAACACTTCCGATACTTCCCCCGATCGGAGAAGAGTGCGACAGATGCGGCAAGGACAGAATCGCTGATCGGCGAGTTCCTGAAGCACGTCGACTGCGATATCGTCGTTCTCATTCAGGCAACGAATCCCTTCACGAAAGCCTACCACCTCAAGAAGGCTCTCGCACAGATGGAGGAGCAGAAGGCGGACTCGGTCGTCTCTGGCGTTCTGATGAAGCGGTATTTCTATGCGAAGCTCGGCCATGTCATGATCGAACCACAAAACCGGGACACGTTGCGCCGGGTCGGCCTGGCAAATGTAAGGGGCCTCTTCGTAGAGAACGGAGCCTTCTACATCTTCCGGAGCTCTGCCTTCCGGATGACGGGAGATATCCTGAGCGGCGTTGTGATCGGTTATGAAATGGGCTTTGAATCTTTGATCGAGCTGGACGAACCGGCCGACTGGAACCTAGCAAACTCAATACTCTCTGATCCCCACTATGCAATCACGCAATGAACTCCCGCGATTTCTAAACGAGCACAATCTCACCGGCGATGGCGTTGAGGTCGGCGTATTCGGCGGCATCTTCTCTGAGATCATTCTCTCATCATGGAAAGGGCGTAAGCTCTTCAGCATCGATGCATGGGCTGATCTTCCGGACTATGACGATTCGCTCTTCATGTCGAACAAGCCCGTCAAGCGCTCGACTGAATACTCGCCCCAAGATTGGAACCAGGTCATGGCAGAGTGTCAAAAGTTGCTTGCCCGCTTCGGCGCACGCTCGGAAATCATCCGGGACCGAAGCCCGGAAGCTGCCGGGCACTTCGCAGATGCATCGCTTGATTTCATATACATCGATGCGAACCATTCTTACAACGGCGTTCTTGCGGATCTCCGCGCCTGGTATCCAAAGCTCAAGCCGGGCGGCCTCTTCTCCGGGCATGACTATTTCAACGGCGGCCGGAGGGCCACACAATACGGCGTGAAGCAAGCCGTCGATGAATTCGCAAAGGAGCGGGCCGTTCCGCTCGTCAGTGCGACGACGGACAAATCAACGCCAAGCTGGTTTTTCATTAAGAGCATCACGGTATGAAATTGATCACATTCGCCACGGAAGACTACTTAATCGGCACGCGGGCCTTGCTCGCCTCACTCATCGCGAATGCGAAGCTGGGCGATTTCGATTTCACGGTGATGACCGACGGGCCGGTTAAAGAATCGTCTAAGGCGTCAATCCTGAAGCTGAAAGAGAATACTGTCTTCATCGACCGGCGAAGCATCACAGAGGTTCATCTTGGCAGCGGTCAATCGATCAAGAAACAGTCATGGCGTTTGGCATTGCAAAAGCTGGCGGTCTTCGACCTTCCCCCGGATGGCGTCCGGCTCTATATCGATTCTGATATGATTTGCGTCGGGCCATTGCAAGAAGCCGCAAGCTGGACTCACCTTACCGCCCCAGTTGTCTTCGGCATCACGCTGCCAAAAAGTATCAACGGTCGTCCCATGTTTTCTTCCGGCCTCTTCGCCTTTGAATCCTCAAGCGAACTATTCGGGGCGCTCCAGGCGCACATTCTGACGATGGCCGATATTTCTTTCGGCGATCAGCAAGTCTTAAATGAATACTTCTCGGCAAACCGTGCGGATGATGTCCATCTCGTCGGCATTGAGTGGGAGATGCTGCGACGGATTTATCGGCATCATCCGCAAGTTTGGAACGCTGTCGGTAGCAATAAGCGCATGGTTCACTACGTCGGGCGTAAACCCTGGCAACAGCCGCCAGAACCAGGCTACGAAGAACTGACTAAACTCTGGAAGAAATACGCGCAATGATAGAACCTTACTACCAAGAGGACGGTATCACCCTATACTGTGCCGATTGCAGGGAGGTGCTCCCGCAACTGGAGAAAGTGGACTTGGTGCTGACTGACCCGCCGTACGGGATAGGATTCGCCGGACAACCCACTAAATGGCAACGCTTATCAGGCGCGATACCGTTGGACTGGGATAATCAAATCGTCGACATTAAACCAATTTTGGATCATGGAAAAATTCAGATCATTTGGGGAGGGATTTATTATTCCTTGCCGATACATCGTGGCTGGCTTTGTTGGTGCAAACCGGATGCGCCGCCAAGCATGGGACAATTCGACCTCGCTTGGACAAATAGGGACAAGCCGACGCGGTTGCTCGTTTGTAGTATTTCGTCGACGAATCTGGAGCGGGTGGAACATCCGACTCAAAAGCCATTACGTGTTATGGAGTGGTGCATTGGACAGGCGGGTGATGGAATCGAAACCATCCTCGACCCCTTTTGTGGTTCCGGCACGACCCTTGTCGCGGCCAAGCGTCTCAATCGTAAAGCCATCGGCATAGAAATCTCAGAGAAGTATTGCGAAATCGCCGTCAACCGTTTAAGGCAAATGGAACTGTTTCAGAATGTAAACAGACTGGCAGTGAATCAATGACTTACGCTGAATTGATAGAAGGCAAGTCGGTTGCGATCATCGCCCCAGCTGCATATCTGTTGGGGTCGCGTCAGCGCGCAAGGATAGAGAGCTGTGACCTCATCGCCAGGATCAACCGCGGCTTCCCGGTCCCGCCAGGCATGGTTGAGGACATCGGCGAGCGGACGGACATTCTCTATCATCTCCTTATGGTCGGGATGGCAGCGAGCGAGCAGGTATTCAAGCCTTGCATCGGCAAGGTCGGGTTCATTGTCAGCACGCGCCACGAGGGCGAGCCCCGGGTGCCACAGTTCAAACGGATCAACCGGGGCCGGATTCCCTTTGAGTGTGTCCCCTTCTCGATGATCCAGTCGGTCAAGCTCCGGGTCCGCAAAGCCCCGAACGCGGGGGTTATTGCCGTGACGCATCTGCTCTCGATGCCGATCAAGTCGCTGTATCTGACGGGCTTCTCATTCTACGAGGACGGGTATTATCCAGGCTACAACGAGACCGCCGGCCGAATCCAGGGCGGTCAGGCAGGGCATGACCAGGTGACATCGAAAGCCTATATGAAAGCACTACTCGCGTCGACTACGATCCCGCTCGAGATGGATGGCGCTATGGCGCAAATCGTCGGACGGTCCAAGGAGATCAATGAGCAATTGTTGGAGATCCACGCGGTAAAACACTTAGACATCGTCAAACTCCGGGCAACGATGGCGCAGCGGCACGGAGCCGAGACAATTATGCCGGGCGATACAATGCTGAAGACAAGACGAGATGCGGACATTCTCATTCGGAAAGGCAGGGCGGTACTGGTATGACAAGACTCAAAGCGAAAAAAGATATCTACATCGACGGCGTCATGGTCCTGCGCGGCGGCTTCTATACGGTCGACGATAATGTTGCGCGTCTTCACATCCGTGACGGCAAGGCCGAACTGGCGCCCCGGATAAAGCCGGGAGCTGGGGAAGGAAGGCGGACGAAGGTTGCGGGAGGCAGCAGACAAAAATGAAAAGTCTCTATCAGACACGGCGCCAGACTGAGCGTGAAGCCGAGGGCCTCGAGCTGAAGGTCATCACGCAGCCCTTGGTTGAACCGGTCACGCTCGAGGAGGTGAAAACCTTTTGCAGGATCGACGGGACGGACGATGATGCGCAGCTCGCGAAGCTGATCATCGCTTGCAGGAAGGAGGCCGAGCGTGTCGCAAACCGGGCGTTCATCACGCAGACGATCATGGCCCAGTGGGAGAGGATGCATGACTACGTGATCCTGCCCAGGCCGCCTCATCAGTCGATCGTGAGTGTGGAATCGTTCGACGGGACCAACTGGAATACCGTCAGCTCATCCGGCTATCGGCTGACGGGCCTCAGATGCTTCCGGATCGACACGTCGCGGAAGTTCTCGACCTCAACATATCTCGAGTATCCCTTCCGGGTCGAGTTTCAGGCCGGCGAGGGAGATGATGAGCAGCACGTCGACGAGCGGATTGGACGAGCAGTTCTCGAAATGGTGTTGGTCGCGTTCGACAACCGCGGCCAGGTGAAGACTGCCGACGGCGCCGAGCTCACGGGCCTCATGACACCAACGGCCGCTCAGTTGCTTAGTGGCTTAACGAGTTACAGGTGACGAGCATGTCAAGCGGGATTGAAATACGCCGGCTTCCCCCTTTCAAGCATCGCATGCGTGCATCTGATTTCCGATGCAGGGCGACGCTGCAGGAGCAGATTCTCACTCCGGACGGCGCCGGCGGGACAACGCAGCACTGGGATGATATCGCTCAGTTCTGGACAGACATCAAACCGATGAGCCTCTACGAGGTCCAGCAAGCTGCGCTGGTCGGCTCTGTCGTTGATACAAAGGTGGTCATGCGTGACCCGGGGGACCTGACACTGAAGCTTTCGGCAACAGGGGCCGTCTCTCGGTTGCTTCGGTTCGTCTATGGCGCGCACACCTACAAGATCGCCGGCATCCTGGACTACGGCGAGATCGTTGTGGCAGTATGTTCGGAGATCCAACCCACAGCCTAATGCCAACAGGAAACTACATATCGTTCTCGGTGAGCAACGCGCAGATCGCAAACGTCATCTCGCAGATCAACGCAGCCAGCGTCGAAAAACAGGCAGCGATCAAACAGGAGATTGTGGACACGACGTACGCCATCGAAGGTGCAGCGAAACGAAACGCCCCTGTTGCCAGTAAGTTCGGTGGGCTTCTGCGTGCCGAGATTCATTCGCAAATCCGCTCCGATGACCTTGGCGGCCGGGTATGGGTTAATGTTCCTTATGGACCGTTTCAAGAATTTGGAACGGGAACGATGGTTTCGATCCCAGAGGGATGGGAGGCCTTTGCCGCCCAATTTCGTGGTAAGGGGATCCGACAAATCAACATGCCGGCCAGACTCTACATGTTTAGGGCGTGGGAAATACAAGTGCCAATTTTTCTAGCGAACATCAAACGGATTTTGGGGGTTAAATGATCGACATGACAGGCCAAACCCTTGGAAGGCTGACAGCCCTAAACTATGCAGGATCAACAGCTCAAGGAGACGCGCTGTGGCGGTGCCGATGTTCTTGCGGAGCGATCGCCGTCGTGCGTGGCGCGAGCATGAGGAATGGACACGCGAGATCTTGTGGTTGCCTTTTCGATGAACGCGTTGAGAGTGGAATCTCAGCATTGAACCACGGTGATGCTCGTTTCCATCGAACGACGATTGAATATCACTCTTGGATGGGAATGAAACAGCGCTGTCTCAATCAAAACAATAAGCGATATGAGGACTACGGCGGCCGCGGCATTTCGGTCTGTGACCGGTGGCTTCACAGCTTCGAAAACTTCTTGGCAGACGTGGGGCGTAAACCCGGACTGGGATATTCCATCGACAGAATCAACAACGATGGAAACTACGAGCCCGGGAACTGCCGCTGGGCGACGAAGCTTGAACAGAGTCGGAATCGCCGAAAATACAGGACATCCAAATGAAGGACTCCGCCCTCGCAGTTCATCAAGCCTATTACACTCGACTCAAGAATGCCTCGGGGCTGTGGGATGTCTACGATCGGCCGCCTGGCACAGGAGCGCTTCCGTACATCCTGATCGAATCGGTGGTAACGCAGGATAACTCGACCAAGACCACGCGGGGCCAGATTGCGATCGTCCAGCTGAGCGCCAACATCGCCTATACCGGCGATGCCGGGGGGAAGAAGGAGGCCGAGGACATGGGAAGCCGGATCTCACAGGTGATCGATGACCGGGCCAACAGGATCGATTGTGCGAGTGAGTTTCACGTCGTGACGACGAAACTTGAGTCGGCCGTGACGATCGAGGAGCAGAGGACAGAACCTAAAAATGTAGTGCGGCGTGTGCTGAGATTTCGGCATCACGTCGAAGAGTTGTAATTACACTTAATCAGAAAGGATACTGTCATGGGTGCCAAGAACGGAACTGAGATGTTGCTCTACATCGATGTATCGAGCACGCCAACGGCGATCGCTGGGCTGACGTCCAACGACTTCACGGTGAACGGCGAGACGATCGACGTCACAACGAAGGATTCCAACGGCTGGAAAGAGTTGCTTGCCGGGTTGAACTCCTTCGGCTTCTCGGCTGACGGCGTGTTCGACGATGCCGCCAGTTTCGGCTTCGACGACCTGCTCACGCTGATGAAGCTAAAGCAGCCGGTGAACGTGCGGATCTCGACCGAGGTGAGCGGCGAGCACTACCAGGAAGGCCAGGTCATCATCACCTCGCTCAAGAAGACCGCCCCGATGGAAGACAAGGTCACATTCAATGCGACCTTCGAAGGCTCCGGCGAACCCACACACTCAACCGTCTAGAGGTGATCCTTGAACGAGATGACTGGTTTCAAAGAGATCGAGATCGGGGGTAAGAAGCGTCCGGTCAAGTACGGGCTGAACACTCTCGCGCTTCTTGAGGAGCGGATTAGGATACACACTCTGAATCCGCTTGAGCTTGCTCGGGAGATACTGTCGGCATCGGTGCAGCTGGCTATCGTCGAGATCGGGCTGCAGGAAGGATGTCGCGTGACAAAGTCGGACGAGAAGTTCACTCGGGAGATGATCGCCGATTGGTTCGACAAAGAGGGGATCCGCAAGATGCGGAAGTTCATCACCCTGTTCAATTCTGCTATTTCGGATTCGTCGATTATCGGACTGACGGACGATGAAAAAAAAACACTCGCAAGCCTCTCGAATGGTCTGATCTCCGGCGAATTGCCTTCGGGGAACTCGGCCTCAAGCCCGCCGAGTTCTGGGACCTGACCGTCACCGATTTCAACCTCCTGGTCAAGCAGCACAGGCGGGCGGTAGAGGATGAATGGCGCCGGGTGCGTTGGCTCGGCGCCATGATCGCCAATATGTCGGGCAAGCAGTTGAGGCGGAAGATGCGCGAGACGGAATTCATCAAACTTCCCAGCGACGCACCGGAGAGTTCCGGAGTGATGTCCAAAGAGCGGTTTGAATTTTTGAAAAAGAAGTGGGCCAACTAACATGAGTCAGCCAATACTCGAAATCGGCATTGGTGCTGATCTTTCTCCGTTTGAGAAAGCGATCGGCGAGCTCCGTCAGGAGATCCGGCAGCTTGGCACATCGATCAGCGCGGCCGGTCAGCAGGCGACGGGCGGATACACGCGAGCGATAGGCCAGGCCGGGAAGGCGACTGATGATCTCTCCGGATTCATCAGTAAACAGCGCGCCGAAAACCGTCAGCAAAACTTCCTCTTCCGCGAATCGCAGAATGCCATCGGCTCAGTGACCTTCGCCGTAATGGCCCTCTCAACAGCGACCGGCGATCAGTCGAAGTCGATGCAGACGCTCAACAAGGGCCTCGTGACTGGTTACTCGCTGTATCAGGGGCTCTCGTTTGCAGCTGCTGGACTCGGCATTGCAACGGGAGGTACAACGACGGCCGTCATTGCGCTCCTAGCGGTTGGTGCAAGCCTGTTCACATTCCTTGATACCTCAGCAGAGAAAGCAAAGA